CATTTCCATCTCCCTTCATCATATTGTTTGCCTCCTTTCTTATCCCATGTAATCTAATATTTAAATATTTGGTTATTCCATTGTGATTTTGACCATCTTGAATTGCTGTGCTGTTGCATCTACTGCCGGTCTTACAAAGGGATGAGGGTCCATTCCGTATTTTCTGATTTTCCATGCTATCCTGTCTGCAAATCTCCGAGATTCTTTTTCTCCTCGTTTGCCAAGTTTTCTTTTTACCCATTGCTGGATTGATTGTACGCCTTTTTCGCTTACTGCGTGTGGTGGTGTTCCGTATTCTACCCATGAAGAATGTATTGCGTCATATCGTATAGCCAGAACTGTTCCACTTTCCCAGTAAGGTGGGACTCCACTTAATAGAATTAAACTCTGATCGGTTATTTTTGTTGGTTTTGGATGTCGTTTCTGGGGATTGTTTTTGTCTCCCCATGGCATTGGTTCAATAAGGTTCTCTTGACTCTTCGTGAATATAGTTTGAGCTATGTCCATTGCGAGTTCTCTAAACTCCTCATTTGACTTCAAGTCTCTTTCAAGTTCGATAAATTGTTTCATTTATTATTTTTTATCTACTTCTGCTTCATTTATTTTGTTTCGTATTGCAATAAGTATATCTGAAATACCTGATTGCATTGGCAATTGTGCTTCTTCATATTTTGATTTTAGCCATTTAAAAGTATCATCTTCAATTACAGCTATACCATCTTTTGCACTCATTAAACAGTTACTTACCTTGACGAACTTACCATGCTCTTCCATTGAAGGATTCACTGTAGGTTGTAGTCCATTCTGTCCAAGTTTTGGTTTAACACATGCGTTTTGGATAGCTTTCTTTATCCATATTTTTGCAAGTTCTACTGGTTCTGTTATTGCGTCTTTATGTATTTCTTTTTCTTTTGCTAATTGTTCTGATACTTCTTTGTTCAATTCTAGATTCATGTTTAGTCTTTTCATTTTTCTTGCCTCGTTTATGTCATTTCAGTGGTCTTAATTGTTCCACCATGATTGTAACAAATATATAATTTACTATCATCTGTATCAGTCCAGAAACAAAACAAATCAGCTGGTAAATCTGTTGTTGTTGGTTCTGCTGCTTGATTAAATGTTTTAATACCTAATCTACCCTCTTTATCCCAAGTATGGAACGTACCTGTAGTTGTAACTTTTATTGTACTTTCAGTTGGAGGTGTAGCAACATTATTTCTTGTTCTTGTTATTTTAATCCAATAATAATCTGTACTTCCTGCAACTGCGCCACCTGTTACTTCGTTTACTGTTTTCATAGCCCAAGAAGTTAAATTATCACTATCAAACCTCATAGTTCCACTATTCTGTAATCCTGCAGTATCATCTGATGGTGTGAATGTTGTCCAACTATCATCTTCTATCACATATTCAAATGTTGGAGCTATTGTTGTACTTGAATTTACAGATAATATTACATTAACTTGGTCAAATTTTGTTAATGAACCTATTAAAACTTCATCATTATCTCCAGTAAACATCTGAACATTTGTTCCTGTTGAACCAAAAGCTGTAGTAACATCTGTATATGTTGTTGTACTTAAATCGTAAGTAAACGCTGAAACTATTGCTGCTGCTGTACCTAAATGTTGATGAATTACATCTACACCTGGTCCTGAACCCACTGCTACTGTTTCCATATCAGTATTTGCCGTATCAGTTACAGCTACATCTATTCCATGTAAATCTCCACCAGTTGCACCTGAATTATTAATAATCATATTAATGCCTTGTCCAGTTATTCCAGCTACATAAGCTGTAGCATCATAATTAAGACAATATCCTGATACGCCACCATAAGTATGTGCGTCTATATCCATATCAAATCCACAATGTCCATTAATTCCTGCTGTTACAACTGCATGTATTGAATGGTCATTAGCGCCATAAGGTGAGTTTATTTTAAATGACGCATCTTGATTTTCTCCCACACTAGCATGAATATCTCCATTATCACCAACAAAGAAATTAGGTTGAGGATAGATAATAAAACTCATAGCTGATGAGTCAGAAACTGCAGTTCCACCTGCTGTAGCGAAACTTATTACAATAGTTGTCCCACTTGGTACTGCTACTATCTCTCCTGTTGCACCTGTAAAACTTGGAGTTGAACTGATAATTTTAATAAACTGTCCTATATAAGCAGAAGTAAAACTTGCATGAGAATCTGTAAGTGTTTGTGTAGATGCTACTAATGAGGCATCGCCATTCGATGCATTTGTATAAGTAGTTACTAAAGCATTATCCCCTACCTCTAATCCTGCACCAAAAGCAACTGCTTCTGAATATAAACCTTCCATAGCTTTAATTCCACTTGTTGCATAAATATCTCCTGTTCCTCTAAATCCTGCGGAAGGAGATGATGTTCCTACTGATATATTAGTTGAACCAATTACTTGTCCATTAAGTAAAATATTACCAATACTTCCCGCAGAACCAGTACCAAAAGGAATACCAGCAATACCTGGATTAAAGATTATATCTCCTCCATCACCACCATCATAATTACCTTCTGTTGCAATTCCTCCACCTGTAGCTTCAAATATTGTATCTCCACCATCAGCAGATGCGCCACCTCCACGTGCTGTGCTTGCTATAAATTGACATACTGAAGGACTATCAACAACTCCACCAGTATCACCTTGAACATATACTTTTATTCCTGCGTGTGCTCCATTATCACCAATGACTGTTCCCCCACCATCTTCTTGTAAATATAATACACCTGCATCACCCCCATAAACTGTTCCTTTAATATGGACTTCTCCTAAATCGTTTGTTGCAGAATTTTGTGATTGTATAGTTATGTTACCAGCAGTAGCTCCACCAGCACCTGTTTTTATAGTAATAGCACCGCAAGTATCACCTGTTCCTGTTAATAAATTAATGTTACCTGCAAGACCTGGACCTACTGTTCCACCGTTACCTGATGTAATATTAACATCTCCACCATCATAAGCACTACCGCCAGGACTACTTTCTCCACCATTACCTGTAGTGATATTAATATCATCTGCATCTAAGTTTGCTGCTGCGTTAGCTGTATAAATATCATCATCATTAATATATATTTTATCAACAAGTAAACTTCCAAAAGTTCCTGTTCCTGTTGTTGTTAAATCTCCATCAGAATCAATACTCAAAGGAGAACCATATCCAAATAAAGTTGATTGAGTATCTGCCGAACCAATTAATACAAATCCGTCAACACCATCAACTCCTCCAGCAAATTTAAGTCCCTTTGCTCCTCCATTAATAATAGCATTACCACCATCTCCACCATTAACATCAACAAGTGGAGGATTACCACTTCCACCTGCTCCACCTGCCCAAGTGAAATCTCCTCCATCATAAGCAGTTACTGCTCCACCACCGCCTGCACCATTGCCACCGCCTTGATTACCAGCAAAAGAAAAATCTACTCCGTCATTACCTCCCGACCCACCAGGTGCTTGTTCAGAAGAATAATTACCGTTTGCATCTATTTGAAATAATTTATCTGCTCCACTAAAAGAACCATCTGTTGTATCAATAATAAATTGTCCTGTTGAAGCCGAAGCACCTAAACTTGGAGGTACATCTGTGAAATTGTATTTGCTATCAAAACCAAGCCAGATATATCCTACTTTTGTTTGACCTGTTGGCCCTGGCGATTCCATAATTAAACTTCCACCTTGAGTGCTTGGCCCACTTCCAACTTGTGACCTAACTCTCATTTCTCCTGCAGGGTTAGTTAATCCAAGACCTACATTTACTTTTGCAAATTTTCCTTCGCCTGTTGTTGTTAAATCTCCACTTCCAAAATCATAATCCCCTGTAGAAGTATCTCCTGTGTTAAGCATATAATCTGAGTGGGCTTGGGTGTTATCTGATATATGTGAGTTGGTTGCTGTACTACTTCCTCCGTTCCAAGTTACTGTTCCTGTTGTTGTTAAATTCCCGTCAATAGCAATAGTGTCCATACTATGGAAATTCAAAGTATCATCATTTCCACTATATTGCATAACACAAGTAGCCACAGTTCCTCCTCCATCGCTATCTTCATCATAAAATACGTATCCAGGGTCTACTGTTCCTGTTTTTCCTCTTAAATAATTTAATCCATATAAAGAAACGGCTCCCGTACTTCCTTTAATCTCTGGCATATTAAATCCACCACCAAAGAAACCATACTCCTTAACGGTCATATTCGTATTTGCTAAGGTGATTGTTGTTTCACCAGCTCCGAGAGTTCCTGTTGTTGTTAAATTCCCAGAACCAAAATCCCAGTTACCAGACATTGAACCGTCAGTAATTGTATTTGTTCCTAAATCTATAGTTCCATTTAATGTTAAATTAGTTACATTTGTAATTGCATTAGTACCCATATTTAAATCGCCAGTCATTGGAGAATTAGAACCGTCAAGTCTGAGATATGTTGCTTCAAGTACGCTTTTAGTTATTCCTGTTGTAACTCTTATCACTTAGCTGCACCTGCTATATATTTCTGATCTACTGTATCTGAAACTACATATATGGCGTTAGTTGTATCTTTGTAATCTATTATAAATGTTGCACCTACATCAAGTACATGTATAGCGTTTGCTCCTAAATTAGTAACGTCAGATTTTCCTATATAGATTAAACCAGTATTAGTTGTAGCAGATTGGATGCTTATAGTTTCAGTTATTCCAGAAAAATCAACTTCAACCGCAGTGGTACCTAATGTCAATAAACCTTTTCCTTCAATGTCTGTTGCTATATGAGTAACCGAAGATACAGGTATTGGGTTATCTTCATTATAATCATTTCCATCTTCATCAACATTTATAACTCTTTTTGCTTTTGCTATTGCATCGTGCTCTTTTAATTCAATCTGAGGGATTGGTATTGTTAGTTCTTGGTCTGGAGCTTGAAGGTTCATTGTTAAATCTTGCTCTATTGCACTGCCTGTCATGGTTGTTCGTTCTTCTTTTAGTCTGATATACTTTCCATCCACAAACGCTCTTATAACAATAACTTCATTGTTTGACCATTCTTTGGTTGCATTGGCACGATCTAAGAAATAATAACCACTTGAATTTGTTGTGGTCTTGATAGAATCATTTAGTGTTAAATTATAAATTATGACTTGGGCGCCTGCGTATGCGTCTCCGTTTGAGTCATATACATTCCCATCGATGGGATATGGCATTCGTGGCATTTACATCATCCTCACAAATGTGTGTCTGCATCTGAAGTGTGGTGTCCAGTCTCTCGCTTCGAAGTTCTGTGGTAGTTCATCATTTGCTTTGGCTCTGTCTACTTCTTGCTGGATTACTACTTTGAGTTGGTCCATGGTAACTCCTTTCTGTGCTCGTTTTGTTATTCTTTCACAGATTGGTGTTGTTCTATGATCCTTTGGTCCTATCCATTTGTAGATTTTATCCTTTTCTGGGTCTGTTTGGTCATAGGCCCATTCTCGGACTTTGTTCTTCATAGCTTGATTCTCAGTCCTCATTATGTTATTAAATTGTCCTGTGTATGCTTCCTTCTTGGCTTTCCGTTCAATGTATCCTGTTATTCTTTGGTTGCCATATTTCTTTACGGTTGCTCTTAGAATGTAGTCTTTGATTTGTTCACTGATGCTTTTGTTCATTCCTTTGAAATTTCTATTAAACATTGCCTGTTCTATAAATTCTCTTAGACTTTTTGCATCGATTGGTTTATTTCCAACGTCTTTCTTGAAGTTTGGATCCATTTCTGATTTGACTATGTCGTACATACCTTTGAGGTAGTATTCTCTTCGTTTCTTTTTTGGACTGTGCATTGGGTTATTGACCCCTACAGTTCCAGTGGAAACCATTCCAGCTTCTTTCTTTATGTTCTTTTCGAATTCTTCCTGAATCTCTTCTATTTCGTCTTCGATTTCTGGCGCCTCGGTGATTAGCGCTGGGATTCCATCTTCATATATGATGATTAGTTCTGTTATGACATCTGTCATTTGACTGGATATGTAATTGATATTAAGCGATCCTTCAATTGCCCACCTTTCGGTGTTCATTGTGTTCTGGCCTTCACTTGCTACGGTTATGCCCTGGTACATTTGGGTTGATACGTTCCAGTTCCTTGGGTACCAGATTCCATCTTTACTGCCTGTGATTGATACAAGGTTCTCTTTGTATTCTGTCTCTATCTCAAGTGTTGCTTCTTCTGCTGATGGTTCTGCATATTTCACAATAATCTTTTCAATTCTGCCATTAATTTCTGGTGTAGATAAAAACGCACCTTCCCTCATTGGCTCGATATCTTTGAGGATTAGTTTTTTTATCATTTTATTCTTGTGCCGTTATAAAGATGTGTTTTACTCCACCTCTGTTTGTTACCTTGTCCACATAAAATTTCGTATCCTTATCGAATAAAAATTCTTTTTCTTGTGGATCTGGATTCTTTAGAACTGGGTCTCCTTGTTTGGCTTTAATCTCAAGAATCACAGACACGTCCCCTCTATTGAGAATTTCATTAAATTTGCCAGCCGTCTTCTTATCTGATGTTGTGCTAATAAATGCCTTGTCTTCCAAAATATCCCCCACTTTTGCATCCTTATAGGTATTTAACATTCCTCTGAATAGTGTCATGTCTTGTTCTAATTTAGAATCTTGAATTGCTGATGATAGGTCATTTGCTATACTCTGAACTTTTTCGTTGCTTGTGCTGTCTTGAGCATATTTTGGAATGTTACCAGTTCTCAAAAAACTATTTATGACTACGTATCCTCCTACTTTTGAGTTGAACATTCCTTGTCCATACTCATGTATTGCTGCACTGTGTTTTTCATTTGATTCCGAAGATGTGTTGCCTGATGGTGTTTGTTGTTGTGCTTGTCCACCTGCTTCTTCTTCATAATACTTGCCACCCTTTGGTCCTTGTTGGACATTTGTTCCTTCTGGTGCTTGTTGACCTGGTGCGAGATAGACTTTGCCCTTCTTTAGTGGTTTCCTTACAGATACTTTGCCTTTTTTAATTGCCTTGGTCATACTTGCAACTGGTGGTTCTCCACCTAAGTCATTGTTTTGTGCTGCTGATGCTGTGTCTGGTTCTCCATCGGCTCTTGGTTCATCTTGGTTTGGGTCTTCTGCAGTTGGATCCTCTGGTTGTTGTCCTGGTAATCCTCCCATTCCACCCATTGGGTCTGGTGCTTCTACTGGTTCATCTAATGGGTCGAACTCAAAGTCTCCTTCTTCATTCAGTAATACATCGAATCCCATCTCTTGCATCTTTTTTGCGTTATCGATTTTCTTGGCGAATAGTTCTTCGTTATGTACCAAGTCTTCTTCTTCATTTGGTGGTAGCCATATTTTATAATCTGTTACTTCGAGCTGTTTGCATATCCATGGATAGAAGCCATCATTGTATACTCCTTGGCCATCTATGATCGCTCTATTGGTTACTGTGATTTGAAGTCCTTCATTGTTAAGTCCACCACTTGTTGATATATCTCCCTGGAAGATTGGCATTACTCCGTACACTGCTCCGATTTGTCTTCGCATTTCGTTCCTGCATTCTATGTACTGCATCTCATCCAATCCTTTCATCATGTCTACAAAATTGACAAGGTTCCCTTTACTTCCTGCAGTCTGTTCGATTGCGATCGGTGGGATTTGGTGTGGGTTCTTTTTGAATTCGTCAAGCATCCAGTTCCATGCTTTAGTGAGGCTGTCCATGTTTGGTGTGTTTACGAATAAAAGTCCTCTTGGTGGTCTTTGTTTGGTGTAGTATGTTTTCATGTACAAGTCCATATTCATGAGAGTTACTACTTTCATCCATATTGAATAAATGACTGAGAATCCGTATGTTAAGCTTGGGTTGTATTTTGCTTTAAGCGTGACTTCGTTCTTGTTATAATACATATATGAATCGTCTGGGTTCTGGGTTCTGTAGTTTGCTGGGAATACTTGTTTACCACATTTCGGACATTTGTCTTCCTTGTTTGTTAATAAGATATCTCTGTGTTCAAAGCAGACTTTTAGGTCATCGCCTGATTGGTTCTTTGCAGGTCTACCCATCTTGTCTGCCATGATGTACATAAATCGGGGGTCGCATCGGATTAGTTCTACTGGAACTTCGCCTACTTTGTTTCCATCTTTGTCCCAGTAATAATCTTTAATCATGAGCATGTATGCGTTGTCGATTGTTTCAAGGTCGTCATTGATTCCTTCTGATACTTGGATTAAGTCTTGACCGTTATCGTTTACTTCTTTACAGAATTCTACTAAGAGTTTCTTTTGATTAACGTCTGGCTCTTTGATATTGGTGCTACCACATTCGTCACATTCGTCCACTGGTTGGTCGAACTCCTTAAGGCAGTCTTCACATTTGCTTGCGAATACTTCTTTGATTTCGTATCCTTTCCTGAATATTTCCTTTCTTATATTCTGGTGGATTGTTCTTAATACGTCACTGTATCGTGCTGCATCGTAGATGATATCCATTGGCAATGGAGTATATGGGATTAGAACTTGATCATCTCCCAGAGATTCTTGGGGATTGAGTTTCGGTCTTTTCCCATTGAACCTGGCATCTGTGCTGATAAATTCTTCGAACACAGATTTATCTACTTCTATTTTATTGTTATTTGCCTTCTTTAAATTTAGATTTAAGTTAGTGAATGGTATTCTCATAGTGGCGCCTCCTGTCTTACATTAGTTTGATTAATATTTAAATGTTGTCTTTTGCTTATTGCAGGCCCATCAAGTTGTCAGGGTCCCTCAATATGTTTACTCTTCTTGGTGCCAGTTCGTATAGCATCCGCATCATCAGCATGTCTGAAAAGTCTGGGCTTCTTCCAATGTTTTCCTTGATCATGTCTTTGCTGACAATTCCCAGTCTTCCATCTTTATCTATGTTCTTTTGTTTGATTTGTTCGAGCTCTTCAATTATTGCTTCTTGAAATTGCACGTTTGATGTTCGTATACCGATTCTTCCTGCCTTGGTGTAATCTGCAAGTAAAAAGTGGCACTGGCTTTTCAAGTTCTCATAGTTTGCTTTTGCTGCTCCTGTCTGTATTGCTGTACTATTGTTGATGAATCCTCTGCTTCCTGGTAGTCCGTCAACCACTCCACCACCTACTCCATCTTCATCGATTAAAGTATGGCTCATCCTTACGTGTAGTTTCTCTTGCCATTGTCTCAATATCTTAACTGTTGCAGTGATTGGGTATTCGTTGATTGTTTTAACTCCACTGAATTTTGTTTTTTGGTTCTTGAATTGGTATGCCCATATTCCTCTTAGTAGCATCCCTTCCCAATATCCAACTGTTGTGAGGTCCTTCCCTTTTCGGGCTACGTCACATATCAGATACTTACCTTCCCTATCTTCTGGGGTGTTTGTGAATAAGTCCAGAATGTCATCATAATCGTATAATTTGGCTGGATCATCATCATAATCAAAGTTTCCATATAAAAGTCTCTGCTTACTGATGGGGTCAAGCTTGTGTAAGTTGTCAACATAGTGCTTACTTATGAATGGGTTGTCTCCTACCAAGCTGGGGATAAAGGTTCGATATGGCTCTATAGTGCCATCTTTCCATGGTCTGTAGAATTCTTTGTATAGAAAGTTCTTACTTGGGTTACTTGCTATCAGTGTTTTAGGTACCAGTCCGAATTGGTCCAGCTTATATCTTAGCCTGGACATGACTATGTTCTTGGCTTTGCTCTTGATTTGGGATGCTTCATCTATGAATGCTCCGGTATATTCTGTTGATCCTAAACTATCATATTCTGGGTCTGCTGGATAATATGCCAAGTCCTTCAGATAGATTTCACTTCCATTTGAGAACTTGATGCTTCCTGCATTCTCATTGTAGTTGTAGTCTCTTTTAGGTCTTAGTCCCCAATCTTTACATATATCGAAGAATGTTAGAAGTGTTGTTTGTTTTAAGTTCTTCAGTACAGCCCTTCCCATGAGCCATCTGCTTCCTTGGTATTTCATGCATGATAATAAAAGCCATGCACAACCAAGGTATGTTTTGCCTCCACCTGCACCGCCACCGTAGAATATCTCAGTGTGTATTTTATCTTGAAGCACGTTGTATGCTATTGCCTGCTTTGCTGATTGGGTCCAGTTGACTGTCATTTCATTTCAAGTGCTGCTATTTCATTTCTTTGGCTTTTTGTTCATTATTTCGGGCTTTTGTTCAATTACTTGTACTTTTTCTTGTATTTGCTCTTCCTGTTGTTGGATGATATTTATCTGGATGTTGCTGATTCCATCATCGTTTGTGTTGCTTTCGATTGTTAATGGACTTTGTTCCTTGGGTAGTAATCCCACGATTTGGTCCTTCTTGATGGATTGGTCGTCTTCTGACCTTAAGTCTGATAGTGCTTTCAATATGTTACTTTTCTTTTCATCTTTATCTAAAGCAATCCCCCAAAGTTTCTTAACTCGTTCATTCTGGTTATAGTTGTAATCTCCTATCCTTTTGAGGTAATCATCTTTTTTAAGACTCTTTCCGTTTTGAGCTCTTATAATCACAATGTCTTTTCTTACTTGTCTGTCTGATATTCCCAATTGTTTGGCGATATACAATGATCCGAATCCTTTTCGAGCCATGTGATATGCCAGTGCCCTTCTTTCTTGTCTTGCTTCTTCATTCATTGTCCTGTTGCCTCTCTTCTTGCTTCACAAGCTTCACACCTACAGAATTTGGGGTGTAGTTCTTCTGCTGGTATTGGCTCTATAAATATTTTGATTTTCATTCTATGTACTTTGGAGTCCCTTCAAACCAGGCATAATCTCTCATTGCGCTCAATCCTATCTCTCTGGCACGTTTATAGTACATGTCTCGATAGTCTGCTGGTATTAAAGTTATTTGGATTTCATCTTCGTACTGCTTTTGTGCTGCTTGGTAAACATTTAAAAGTTCTTGTTTATCGATTCCTCTTTGTTCTTGTAGTTTTTTGCATTCATCTATCACGTTATTTAAGTGTATATCAGGGTCCGTTTTAATCGCCTTCCATTGTTTCTACAATGATTTCAATATTGGGCTTATTCTTTTCGTATCGTTTCTTTACGAACATTTCTTGAATAATAGAATCGTCTGTATATGCTCTGCCTTTTAGTGCATCAAGGATCCCTTTGCAATAGTTGTCGATGTCCCTTTTTCGCTTATCTGGGAAGGTTAGAATAAGAATCACTCTGAGTGGCTCATCCAATGGCACGAAGTCTTTCGGCACTTGTTGTGCAAGTCTGTCTTTAAATTCTCTACCTGCTGCAGTTAGATATGTTCTTACAAATCCACCACGATTGCTGTGTTTCCATATATGATTTACTGATACTGGCACTTCTTTTAGTTGTATGTTCAATACCATTCTTACCTCGGTTTTTGTCTTTGCTCCGGACTTTTTAGGACTTATACTATTCTTCTTCTTCGATTGAATCTTCCGATTCGTCTTCAACTTCGTCTTCAAATGTTTTATTCTTCCTTCGAATCCTGTGTGGTCTGTGTCGATTTATCATACTTATGTTCCTTTCTGGAGTTTTAAGTGTATAAATGTTTCTATGATTCTGCTTGTTGAATTAGGTTGTCTACTATTTTCTTTCTGTCACTGCAAAGGTCTGCATATGGTCTTTTGTAGTGCTTTTTGGCATAGACTTCCCTATTTTCTGGTGTTAGTTTCATCATTTACCTCTTGTTCAGTACGTACCCATTTACAACCCAAACACACATTCATAAACCATCTAATTACAAAATTAGGGACTTTACCCACTTCTGGTGTATAACAAAATGCCCCATCACTTCCGAATAAATTACATTGCCACTCTTTCGAAAGTTCTGGTTGATTGAATACAAGTATTTCTTCATTTTTCATTCTTCATGCACCTCTTGGTTTGTGAGAGGTCTTAATTCTATTATTCTCAGCACAATTGCTTTAGCTTCTGATTCATCTATCCATTGTTGATGACCAACTCTATAATCTAATGAATGAGTTTTTTCATTATAAAAAGTTGGAAATCCTACTTTTTTATGAACATCATCATAATAGAAATCTAATCCATAAATCCTAATGTTTGTTATTGCTTTTATAGTTCCCATTAGTCATCAATCCTCTGGTTAGCGATAAGTTTTTTAAACTTCTTACGAGTAATTACTATACCTAATTTTATCGCATAAGCTCTGGCTAATTTTGTTTTTTCAAACTCAATATTTTTTATTATGTTATGTTGTTCTAAAACCTTATCATTTAAAGACGATAAATCATCAAAAAATAAATCAACATACTTACAGATTTTATTTTTAATATATTGTCTATCCGAACTTAATTTCATTTTATTCATCTTTATTACCTGCATTTGGTTCTTCCCCTGCTTTTGTTAGATTGATATCGTCTACATGGAATCCTGCTGCATGATCGTGGCCACCACCTTGATATGTTTCTGCTATCTTTGATACGTCTATTGTTTTGCTTCTGAGTCCTACCATTGTACTTCCATGTACTCTGCAGTATGTTACTGAGATATCGTATCCTTTGTCAAGTATTCTTGCTCCTGTTTCGCTGAAGTCTTCTGGATACACTTGTGCATATATTGTCTTGATTGGCTTTTGTCCTGGTATGTTGGTGTTGAATAATTCTTCTGTGCCTCTTCTTATTGCATTTTCGCATCTTTGGACTTTGGCTTCGTACAGTAAGATTCCTTCTTCAAGAAAATAAAGAATTGTTTCATCAGAAAGAAGAATCAAATTTTCCCATTCTTTTGGTCGGAATGGATGTCTGAATAAATTTAACCTTTCTGCCAGATACTTTGTTCTTGGATCTTTATGCAACCATAGGTCGTAGTCATTAACCAATTCGATTGCTATGGGTATTATTTCAGTTGGGCAGAACCATTCCCATGTTAGCATGGCTCCACATTTGCCGATTTCTCTTAATCCATCTATGTCATTTGAGTTCCACAATTCTGGCATATTCTTCTTTGCTGTTTCGTGATGATCTATCCAGCACAAGAGTTGCGACCCTTCCAATATCCTTTCCATCGTTTCCTTTGGGAATGAAAAATCTACTATTATTGTCAGCTTGTTCTTGTAGTCTTCTTGTTTTGCTTCTGATTTGTAGTTCACTGATATGAACTTTGCTTCTGGATATATACTGTGTACAACTGTTGCTGCCATTCTTCCATCTGCATCATTGTGATGGTAGCAGACTACTTCTTGTTTTCCTTGTTCTTCTGACATTTTCTTACTCCTTGGTCCCTGGTAGGATTTGTTGGACTGGTTTATATTTGTCGATTCCCATTAATCTGCTGATTTCTTTCCTGAATGCTATGATTACCTTTGGTATCAGAATCAGGCTGGATGGATCGAAGTTTACTATCTTGCTTGGTGTTATTTTCATTTTTGTATATATTTTTGATTCAATAAACACATGACATGCTTTGGCGTTCTTGAATTCTCTTGTATCCATCTTGGTTTCGCATTCATCCTTTATTTCTTCCATCTGGTTTGCACTGAATGATACTGAAAAGTACCAACACTTGTCTGGTGTACTTGCTTCCATTGTGTCTTTAAAATACGCAGATACTTCATCATGCGTTAGGTTTACTTTTATGTCTTCCATTTTTTTGTCTCCTTGTTTTCTTGTTTGTCTTTGTCCATTTCAGCTCTCAACCATGGCAGATGGTACAATAGTTACTCATCCGTTATTCCATTGCATAGCTGTGATTCTTCTATTTGTTGTTTCTTGGACATCTTCTATCCACACTTCATGTCCATTCCGTACTTGTATCCTTTCTCGAATCCGAATTTAATCGCTTCGGTTATTAATTTGATTGTGTTCTTAGTTACTCTGTTGTCTGATATTTCGTTCTTGGTCCTGAATTCTTCTACTGCGCTTTCCTTTGCTGCATGTATCATATTACACCTCTTGCTTTTAGGATCTCTATTGAATCTACTCCGTTCACGCACTTTGAGCAGGATCTCTTTCCCATTATGAATATTCCATCTTTGTGATTTTTATGTTCTATTATTTTTCTACATACTACACATTTGCTTTTCATTGGATTCCCTCTTTTAGTTTACTTGCTATGTATCTGATTACGTTTACTGTTACTGCGTTTCCCATCATTTTGTACCTTTGGCTGTCTGATATGGCAACTGTTGCTCCATGTTCATCTGTGCCTGTTGTGGTCCAATCATCTGGGAAGCCCTGGAGTCTTTCACATTCTCTTGGTGTCAATCTACGAATCCTTTCTTCTTCTTGCACTGCTTGAGTTGCTCCTGTGTCAAGGCAGTATGTCTCATCTACCTTTTGAATGTGACCCGAACCTCCTGCTTTGGGGTTCTTCTTTAAGCTTGGTCTGTCTGCACTTCTTTCTTGTAGGCTATGTACAATTACTCCATGTTTGTCTTGAGCTGTGAGTGTGAACATATCTTCGCCTTCTTCTTTCATCCTTCTACCGTTTTGACGCTTCTCTGCTCTGTCTGGAGTTAGTACAGCTACTGCATATAATCCTTTTTCACTTCCTGTTCTTGTTAAACAACTTGAAACTCCTTTTGAATCATATATTCTGTCCCATTGACTGGTTCCTTTTGGTGTGATCTCTTTGAGTTCTTGTCGTATCTTTCCTACTGAGTCTATGTATTCACTGCTGCTTCCTTGCCTACCAAGTCCTGTTGTGAGTGTTCCATGGATTATTTGTCTTCTGCCTCTGTTTTTGCTTCCACCTGATCCTTTGGCATAGTTTGCGTCGATTGAGTAGGATACTTCTTTCCCGATTGTTCGAGTATCTTCTTTGTTTGTGTCGCAGATAGGAAATATTGGGGTCCAACTTTTGCCTCTAAGATGTCCGATAATGAACACACGTTCCCGATTCTGGGGTACACTAAAATATTTGCTGTTGAGCAGTTCCCATTCTGCATCATACCCCAACTCATCAAGGGTTGCAATAATTGTCTTGAATGTACGCCCTTTTTCGTGATTGAGTAACCCCTTGACGTTCTCAAGGAATAGAATTGAAGGTCTTTTAATTTTAGCAATACGCGCAATTTCATAAAAAGCGTTCCCCTTGTATCATCAAACCCCAGTCTCTGGCCAGCAATTGAGAAACTTTGGCAAGGAAATCCTCCACACAAGATTTCAAAGTCTGGCAGGTCTTCTGGTTTAATTTGTCTAATGTCTCCATAATTTTTTACCTCCGGGTAATGATATTTTAATACTTGACTTGCATACTTGTCGATTTCTGATACTCCGATACATTCTGCTCCTGGTATTGAATCTGTTATGCCTTTCTCAAATCCACCAACTCCTGAGAATGTACTTAAAAATTTCATTCTTTCTTGATTTCTCCCCATTTCTTGCCATCGGACTCTCTTATTGGTTCTTTGCCTGTGAAGCCTGCCCATCTGGTTAGGATCACATCACAATATTTGGGGTCCAGTTCCATTGCGTAGCATTTTCTGGATGATGTCTCGCATGCCATGAGTGTGCTTCCACTGCCACAGCATGGTTCCAGTATCAGTTCGGTTGGTCTTGAGCTGTTCTTTATCATGATCTTGCTGAGTTCTACTGGTTTCTGGGTTGAGTGCAAGTATTGGTTTGAAGGATCCTTTCGTAAATGAATAATATCTGAGTCTTTCCTGATGTTGCTTATGATTTCTACCAGTTTGTCCTTTGTTAAATCTTCCAATTGCTCGATTGTAGAATTGAGTATGTATGTTTTCTGGGTCCTATCTCCGTACCATGTGGTATTTTGCTCTCCCCTTTTGCAATATAATATTGGTTCATGGCACCAGTGGTAGTCAGAATGCCCAAGTACGTGACCTTTTTCCCATATTAATAGTTGCTTTACTATCCAGCCTGCTTCGTTTAGTGTTTGTTCGAAGATTCTGTGATTGATGCTGGCGTAACATGAATATAATGCTCCACCTTCTTTTGTAAATTTGAATACATTCTCATAGATTCCTTTTAAAAATACGTACAAGTCGTTTCCTCTGAGTTCATCATTGTTCATGACTCCCCAATCTTTCCAATTTGGGTTGTTGGTCCCTTTGTAGCTTACTCCGTATGGTGGGTCTGTCCAACTCATGTCTGCTACTTTGCCTTTCATTAGTTTTGCCATGTCTGCTTCCTTCGTTGAATCTCCACACATTAATCTATGATCTCCCATTACGTAGATTTCTCCGTATTTGGATTTTGGTTTCTCTGGTGGTACTGGTGCGACATCGATTAATCCCTCTTTTTCTCTTTCCAAGTTTGATGCCATTATCTCATCTATGATTGGTTCATCGAACCCTGTCAGTGTTAGGTCTGCTCCCTTCTCTTGCAAGTCTTTCAATAAATCGAATAGTTTCTGGTCATCCCAATCTCCTGATATTTCGTTTAATGCTACATTAAGAAGATGTTCGTCTGATTCTGGTAAGTCTACATAAACACATGGTACTTCTTTATATCCCAGTTTCTTTGCTGCTTGAATCCTTTGATGGCCACCTATTACAATATTGTATCGGTCCTTGTTCTTGTTTAATATTACTGGCTCAACAAATCCGAACTCTTGAATACTTCTCATTAATTTCTTTAATTCATGCTGAGTGATTTTTCTTGGGTTCTTAATGTTTGGTATGATTTCGGTTATCTTTACATTTATTGTTTCCATTTTGCCTTCTCCTGATCTTCTTTTTTAATCTCATTGTTCATTTCTTTAGTTCCATACTTGTGCGTTCTGGCAATTGTTCTTGAACATTTGTGACACATTAATGGATTAACTAAGAAAATTGTAAAGGTTCGAACAAGGCAATTGTCACAGTGTGTGTCTTTGAATTCCTTTTTAATTACTTTGAGCCCTGAACCTCGTTTAATGAATTTATTAGCACATGCAATGCAGACTTCCATTGTAACTGGTACAAGTCGTTCTGCTTCTGTGCTGCAGATATTACATCTGCCTTTAGAAAGAGGATTGATTTTTTTAACTGATTCTGCCATTTGCCTGGTAACTCTGGCTTTAGATTTATCTGTGATTGGGTCTTCTTCGCTCTTCTGAGTTTTTACCAAATATGACTGTATTTCTGAAATTGTCGGCATCTTGTCCTCCTATTTTTTTAATGTTCTACTGGCTACTGCTTCTTTAAAATTATTTCAATGACACTTACTCTGTCTGTGTGATTTGTCTCTTGCGTAGTCTGTTTTTCTTCAGTAGTTAGATTTATAGTTTCCATTTTCCATCCTTGAAGAAATCGGTTTAAAGCTATTTGAGAAACGTCTGCAGCTTGGCTGATACTTCTTCCTCTTGCCAGAATTTTAATAATTGAATGGGTTTGGGCTTGAGTCTGAACAGCGAACACATAGGCCATGGTTGGCTTCTTTCCTATAAATACGCAGTTATCTGATTCGTCTACTTCTTGTTCATTTGACATATTTGTCTCCTCCTTGTACTGCTCAGAATATAGTTTCTTTAGGCTGTCTGATATTTAAATGTTTTGATTAGGGCAATAAGCCGGGACCGTAGAAGTGATATCTGGAGGCAATCCAAGTATCGGTGGCCCCAGCACATTGCTTTCCTTAATTCTCTATTTTTCTTGTTGCTTTTAATTCTTTCACTTTTATCATACTTTTATAGCCCATACATGTGCTCTCTTTTGTTATTGCTTTTGTTGCAATCTTTACAAATTGTCCCTTGACGTGTTCTAAATAAAAAAGTCTTTTTGCATCTTCTGCAGAGACAAGTGTAAAATTCTTTTTTTTTCACTTTGGTCTTACCGCTTTTAGATGGTTTTTGCATTTCTTGTTTTGGCAAGTAACTACATCATCTATTACAATTAACATATAACCGCAAAGATTACAGGGTATTCCTGCCTTTTGTGCTCCTTCTATCATTTTATTCCTCCTAAATTCCTACAAGTGTGAGAGTACGTTTAATAATACCACTTCTTCCTTTGTTAAATTGCAATCTTCATCTGGTTCAAATGCAAGATTTACCTTGATAGAATATTTGTTTAATATTGGTAATATCTTTGTTAAATCAAATACACAATCAACCCTACTATGCCAATCAGCCCAGCTTAACAATTCTCTCATATCCTTTAATATTTCTTCTTTTGTCATTTTATTTCCATTTAACGAGATTTAATTACTATCTCTATTACTTTTAGCATTGCATCTTGTTTATCTTCGGGCATTGCAGCAACTTTTAATAATAGTGATTTCAACTTTGGGTTATTTTCAGTTTTGTCTATTAAAAATTTTAGTTTATCAATCATATTATCTACCTCTCATAATCTCAACCTTTCGTGCATCATTTTACTCATTTCTCCGAGTATTTCTGCATCGTTGCTCTGATTGTCATCTCGTATCCTTTTGAGATAAGCATTGGCATCCTTTCTCCCATTGACATTAATGGCTCTTCTATTCTTTCAATCTCTGGTGTGAATATTTCAAGCCCTTCTGGTGCCGAGTCCAGCCATTCTTCGATTTTTTGTTTCATATTCATATTAATATACCCCTGACTTTTGATATTATTTCATCTCTTTTTACTGTTTGTGTTGGTTGATGCCATGCTTCTGATTTGAGTTTGTATCCGTCTTCATCAATCCCTACGACCCTGTGGCAACATGTATCTGCCCTACCGAAATCAAATTTTTCACAGTCTTCTCTTGCACAATATT